CAGGACACATTCCAACCAAAAATTGGATTCAAGACTCGCTACGGCATCGTCGAGAACCCATTCTCACAAGGTACAACACAGGGACTTGGAACACTTACACGTAACACAAACCGTTACTACAGAAGAGTTAAGGTTGCTAACCTCATGTAAGAAGAAAGGATATAATTCCTTTAATAAAGAGACTCCTTCGGGAGTCTCTTTTTTTGTCTAAATGTGCTATAATGATTTTATATTGATAGTTTATAATGCAATTACCACCATATGAGATAAATGGAAAATATAAAATAGAGAATCAATTTCTTTTTCATACAGCATTATTTCAAATAGAATTAGACGATGTTGATAATAAGATTCTAACCGAAAACGCATATAAACTATATGAAGTAGATAAAGGTATAAACGTATCAAATTCTGGTGGTTGGCACAGTAATTTTTATACTTTTGATGATGAAAGATTTAAATACTTTGAACCATTAACTTCTAAATTTCAATATATTTTACCAGAATTACCATTCTACCCAAATATATCTAAAATAAATAAAATGAATATTTGGTTTAATTTAAATCGTCGTAACAATACACATAAAAGACATTATCATATAAATTCAGATTTTTCTGGTGTTTATTATGTTAAAGTTCCTAAAGATGAAGAATGTGGTAAAATAGTATTTTTTGATCCTAGACAAGCAATATCATATGGAAATTGTTTTTATATGTCTAGATATCATAGAACACTTGATGTAATTAGAATGCCAATAGAAGGAACTATGTTTATTTTTCCTTCTGGTTTAGAACATGAAGTTCTTCCAAATTCTACTGATGAGGATAGGATTTCAATATCTTTTAATTTGAAGGTAGAATAATGGATTTACAACCAAATATTATCAAGACTAATAGTTATGATATTAGTCTCCAACATTTATTTCAAACCCCACTTTTTGAAATTCAATTGGATGATATTGATAACGAAGAATTATCCAACTCAATATATGAATTAAAAGAAAATGATGAAGGTGAAAATAAATCAAATTATGGTGGTTGGCACAGTAAACCAAAAAGTAGTCAAACTGGGTTAGATGAATTTGAAGACTTTTTTCAACATATATCATATAAGGTACTTCCTAATTTACCATTTAATCCAGAAATAAAAGACATAATTGAGATTAGTGCTTGGGCTAATATTAATAATAAAGGAAATTATAATATATTACATAATCATATCGGCAACCATTTAGATTTATCTGGTGTGTATTATGTTAAAGTTCCTGAAAGTGGAGATGCTGGATGTATTTCTTTTAGAGACCCTAGACCAGCAGTATATGGTAATAATTTTGTATTCTCTAGGTTTTATAATCAAAATGCTTTTAGGGATAGATATCCTATAGAAGGATTATTATATTTGTTTCCAACATTTTTAGAGCATTGTGTAATGCCAAACACAACAGAAGAAGATAGGATATCAATATCATTCAATTTAACCTTAAATTAGATCTAAATAGTTAAAAATTCATAATGGCATCAGCATCAACACCATTTGCTACACAGATACAGAATAGAAATTTTCTATCTGGTATAGGATTTAAGTTTAACCTTGCAAAATACCCAAAGGTTGATTTCTTTTCAAATAGTGCTAGAATTCCAGAATTATCTTTAGCAACAACAATCCAACCATCATATCTAAAAGATATTGATGTACCAGGAGAAAAATTAACTTTCGGTGATTTTACCTTAAGATTTTTAGTTGATGAAAATATGGAGAATTATTTGTCTGTATATAATTGGTTAACTGGTTTGGGTTTTCCCGAATCAGCAGCAGAGTTTAGGGATATTACGACAGATAGTCAAGGTCAAAGAGATATGAAGGAGGCATTTTGTGATGGAACACTTAGAATATTAAATAGCAATTATCGTGAGATTGCTAAAGTTAAATTTAGTGATTTGTTTCCAGTATCCTTGACATCATTAGATTTTGATGCTACAAATACAGATGTTCAGTATTTTACAGCAGAAGCAACTTTTAGGTACACAATATATAAATTAGAAAGCAGTATTAAATGAATCTTGAAAAAATTCAGGAGATGTGGCAGAAAGATTCTGTTATTGACCCCGACAACCTACATGATGAGTCTTTAAAAATTCCTCAATTACATTCAAAGTATTATACGGTTTATAATACTATTACTTTGTTGCGTGAGAAAGCAAGAGAGCAATATAATAAAACTAGATTAGAAAGACATAATTTTTATACTGGTAAAGCACCAGCAGAAGTTTATGCTGAAGAACCTTTTCCATATAAGGTAAGAGAGAAAGATGCTATACAAAGACATATGGAAGCTGATGAGAAAATGATTAAGATTGATCTTAAAATAAGATATTATGATACTGAGTTAAAATTTTTAGAAGAAATTATAAAAATAATATCAAATAGGACTTTTCAAATTAAAAATGCTATTGAATGGAATAGATTCCAAGCAGGTATGTAATAAATAAATCAACTTATAATCAAAATTATGCCTCAAATTAGAGTTGTACCTTCAATAGAATTATCAGACAAAGAAGAGTTACTTAAAGCAGTATCTCAAGAAATGTCTAAGTTAACAGGTAAGAATGAGCAGTGGGTAATGGCATCCATTGAACCAAATGTTTCTATGAGTTTTTCTGGTAGTACAGAACCTTGCTGTTATGCTGAAGTTAAAAATATTGGACCAATGGAAACTCAAAAATTTCAACAATCTTTAGCGTTATTAATTTCAGATAAAACTGGTATTCCAACAAATCGTATCTTTATTAGATATGAAAATGTTGCTGGTAGTCAATGGGGGCATGATAATAGAATGTTTGGTTAAATAAATATATCTGTAGATCTAGATATCACTATGAAACCTACTCCTAAAGAATCTAAGAAAATCCACGAGAACTATGAGAAGGTTGTGGAGCATCTTATCGAAGAGAAGTATGCTGTAGATGTTGATTCAGCAGATAAAATTATTTCTGGTATGAGCCAAGATTGGTTTGATACTATTCTAAAATAAGCAAAAAAATATCACTCTAAATAATCCTACATTGGTATAGGATTATGAGTCATTTGATTATATCAAAAAAGAATGAAGTTTACCTAAAGGTAGAAGCAGAACCGCATGTGTATTATGAACTTGCGGATCAATTCACTTTTGAAGTACCTGGTGCGAAATTTATGCCAACGTACCAGAAGAAATATTGGGATGGAAAGATACGATTATTTAATGTTCAAAGTGGTGAAGTTTATATTGGTTTATTAGATAGAATAGTTCAGTTCTGTAAGGATCATGGATACACCTATGAATTTGTAGAGAGTAAGTATTATGGTCTTCCTTTTGAGGTAAACGATAAGATCTCTAAGGAAGGTGTAAAAGATTATATGACTGCTATCTCTAAGCATAAACCTAGAGATTATCAAATTGATGGTGTTTATGATGCTCTTAGAAATAATCGAAAGTTATTAGTATCACCAACCGCTTCTGGTAAGTCGTTGATGATATATTCTATCATTAGATATTTTGTTGAGAATAAGAAGAATACCCTCATTGTAGTTCCTACGACATCCCTCGTAGAGCAGATGTATAAAGACTTTGCTGATTATGGTTGGGATGTAGGATCATATTGCCATAAAATATATGCTGGTAGAGAAAGAGAAACTGATTCACAGGTTATTATTACTACATGGCAATCCATATACAAACTACCAAGAAAGTATTTTGAAAGATTTGATGTAGTAGTTGGTGATGAAGCACATCAATTCAAATCTAAATCTCTTGTTGCTATTATGACGAAGTTGGGTAATGCCAAGTATCGTTTTGGATTTACAGGAACTTTAGATGGATCAGAAACTCATAAATGGGTACTAGAAGGATTATTTGGTCCTTCTTATAAAATTATTAAAACTGACGAGCTCATGAAGAAGGGTCATGTGGCGACGTTGGACATTAATGTGCTTCTATTGAAACACCCTGCACATAAATTTGAAACATTTGAGGATGAAGTTCAATATATTATTACTCATGAAAAAAGAAATAGATTAATTCGTAATCTTGCTTTAGATCTTAAAGGCAACACTCTTATTCTATTTGCTAGGGTAGAAACACATGGTGAACCTCTTTATGAAATGATAAATAGTAATACATTAGAACAAAGACATGTCTTCTTTGTTCATGGTGGAGTACCTACAGAGGATCGGGAGAAAATCCGTGAAATTACAGAAAACCAAGACAACGCTATTATTGTTGCCAGTTATGGCACTTTCAGTACTGGGATTAACATTAAACGGCTTCACAATGTTATCTTCGCAAGCCCATCCAAATCACGAATTAGAAATCTCCAATCCATTGGAAGAGTACTTAGAAAAGGAAACGGAAAAGTAAAAGCAACTTTGTATGATATTGCCGATGATATCAGCACAAAGTCTAGAAAAAATTACACTCTAAATCATCTAATTGAAAGGATTAAAGTTTATAATGAAGAAAACTTTAATTATGATATAGTAAATATACCAATTAAAGCATAATGGGAGAAGAATTTCACGGAGTAATAAAATTAATAACAGGTGAAGAAATTTTCGCCATGATCTCTATTGATGAAAATGATGGAGATCCTGTCATTATGCTTCAATCTCCAGTAATAATGAAGGTATATCAAAATCCTACAGGTCAATATGTAAAAGTAAGACCTTGGTTGGAATTACCGAATGAGGATATATTCTTAATTAAATATGATAAAATTATTACTATGACAGAAGTATCTGATAAACAAATGATTGATTTTTATCAAAAATATTTAAATGATGAAGACGTAGATATTGAATTTGATGGTAGAGTAAAATTAAATACAAGACTTGGATTAGTATCTACAGTAGAAGAAGCTAGAAGAAATCTTGAGAAAATATATCAAAATAATATAGAACCTAAAGAGACTTAATATATCTCTTCCAACCCTTACAAAGGGTATTGTACATATATTTTACTGCCTTGTCAAGTCGAGTAAATAATGTTATAATATAAACAATTAAAAGGGAATGCCAATGTTATGGCTAAGAAGAAATCAGAACATTATGTAAATAATAAAGAACTGTTAGCAGCACTGATAGATTATCGTGCTCAAGTAGCTGTAGCAAAGACAAAGGATTTACCTAAACCAAGAATTAGTAATTATCTTGGA